CGGGTTTGTTCTTGGGGCGTGCGCCACTACAGCGGCCAGAGCCGAACAGAATTACCCGATAAAGATTTGGGCACAGAACTCAAACGGAAAGTACGAGACACTATGCGTTGTGGATGAAGAAACTGGCGTTAATTACATTGTTATAAGCGGCGAGCTGTACCAAAAAGGGATCGGGCTTGGAGTTACCCCTAGGCTGAATAGTGATGGCAGCTTGTACGTAAGCGAAAAGTAATCCGCATTTTATGAAAATTGAAAGGAGTTATTTATGGCGAAATACAAAGTTGGGGATAAGGTGCGGATTGTGAGCAAGAACCCAAACGCTATCGGATTCACCGACGCGATGGAAAAATACCTTGGCAAGACCTTAACCGTAATAAATGTGTGGGAAAGACCATATGGACTTTCCACCTACAACTTCAAAGAAGCAACAGTTGGAAATCCTTCGATGGATCTTCCTCGTAAAGTTTCCCATTGGAACTTCGCTGAAAGCTGGATTTCTGGCCTTGCAGAGCCTGAGCGGGAACCCTGCACCGTGGTACTCCGCTTTGACGGGATGATTACCACGGCCACGCTGAAACGTGGAGGACGGGACGTGAAGACCGCAGAAGCCCGGTGCAATCCGGAGGATACCTACAGCAGAGCGGAGGGTGCAAGGGTCGCCGTTGAGCGGCTTTTCGAGAAAAAGCGCAAGGAGGACAAGCCCAAGCGTGAACAGGGCAAGCCCAAGGTTGGAGACAAGTTTGTGGTTGTACAGAAACGCTATCTCCCGCAGCATTGCTTTGCAATAGGGGATATTGTTACGCTGGAAGCAATAAGCACCGTGGATAATCTCTATCGTCTCGGGAAGCAATATCAGTATGTGAATGACCGGGATTTGAAGCCTTACAAGGAGAAATCCAAATGACCCCCAACGAAACAACCCAGCTTCGTACAATGGCGGAGATATTCCGCCGCTTGCGGGAGGAAAACGTCAAGTTGCGGGAATCCTTGGGCATGGAAACGGAGGAACGCAAGGCGTTCGACGATGAGAACGTGGAGCTTTTTGACGTAGTCCACAAAAACCACGACAGGAGGTGAGGATATGGCAAGCAGGAATAAACCCGTGGATGCCCGGTGGGAGCCGGTGCCGAAGAACCGGAAGCCGTTCAACATCAAGGAATGCGTTTTTCATGTTCTCCCCTATGCGGGGCTGAATCTGGTGCTTTTCTGGTGGCAACAGGCCGATTTGCTGGCAGACAGGGCGGCAGTTCCCGCAATGTGGGTGTGCGCTATCCTGATGGGCGCCGGTATCGGGCGGTGCATTAGAGGGCGATAAAAAGCCGCCCCCGATGTTACAGCACCGGGGACGGCGATACAGAGACATTCATCATCTACCCATTTACAGTATATCAAATGGAGAAAGGAAAGTCAACATGATTAAGTACAAGATAGATTCCAAAAGCAACTCCATATTTTCGCGTTCTATCCGTATAGATGGAAGCGTGGCAGACCTTATTACGGAATCCACATTCCTTATCAATCGTGTTTATTTAGCCATGCGGAAGAAAAACGCGCTGGCCGCAGAAATGTACAAGGACATGGTTATTCGCTCTGTATCCGACGGGGACAGCCCGGTTTGGAAGCACGTTATAAGCAAGGAGTGGGACGATGCGCATTCCTGAATGCTACGAACCGTGGCGGCAGGCCGAACAGCTGGCGGCGGAGGCCGACCGGCGGGAATCGGCGCTCC